CGTAAGGCTATGAAAAAATGAAGGGCTTGTACGCCAACATTTGGGCCAAACGAGAGCGTATCAAAGAACAAAAGGCTGCTGGTAAGACACCAGAGAGGATGAGAAAGCCTGGTTCAAAGGGTGCGCCAACAGCGAAGGCTTTTAAACAGGCAGCGAAAACAGCAAAGAAGTGATACCTAAAAAACTGCATTTTGTTTGGATTGGCAACGAATCCAAACGCCCCGATCATTGCATCCAGACTTGGATAGACAAGAATCCAGACTATGAAGTACGGATATGGGGCAATGAAGATTTAAAGACCACGAAGTGGTTTAACGCACGACACATGATGGAGATGGCAAAGCACGAATTGTGTGGTGTTGCCGACATGATGCGTTATGAGATTCTGTATAACGAGGGTGGGATTACCCTAGATGCGGATTCTGTGTGTTTATCTCCTTTGGAAGATTGGTTACTAAAACCCAAGGCATTTGCACACTGGGAGCAAGAGCATCGAAGGACGGGATTAATCAATGTTTCTGTGATGGGTGCAGAAAAAAACAACGAGTTCTATGGGCAATGTATTGAAGATATTAAGAAAAAAGAAACAGTAGTGGATAAAAGAGCGTGGGAAACGACAGGCCCGATGCACATCACAGAGGTCTATTTCAGGACTGAGTACCCATTGACTGTGTATCCATCGCACTATTTCACGAAGAAGCATTTTTCTGGATATGAATACTCAGGAGAAGGTCATTGTTTTGCGACTCAATTTTGGGGTAGCACAACAGGATATGAGAGGCAAGAAGAATGGAAGATTTGATTGAACAGAGAGAAGGTTGGTGGTGGCCCAAGTCTGATGTTGAGGCTTGGAAGTGGATACCGAGGGAGATGCAAGCGATTCCCGACCTTGTTAAGTGGGTTGAAAACAGAAATCTGGTGATTCATGCGGGTGGGAACTGTGGGGTTTGGTCAAAGATTTATGCACAGCTTTTCAAAAAAGTGGTGACATTTGAGCCTGATGATGTGAATTACGAGTGTTTTCGTAGGAATGTAGACGAGCCGAATGTTGAGATTTACAAGGCTGGATTGTCAAACAAGGCTGGTTTTTGTAAGATGGTTGAAGGTGATGGGGAGAAGAACGCTGGTGCTTTACAGATTGAGGAAGCATCGGAGGGTATTCCCATGATGACGATTGACAGTCTGAACTTAGAGCCTGATCTACTTCAATTGGATGTGGAGGGCTTTGAAGAGTTCGCATTAAAAGGCGCAAAAAAGACGATCATGCGAGCCAGACCGATCATTATCATTGAGCAAAAGAAACTGGGAAAAAACGGGATGAGCGACCCTGAGATAGCAATAATGATTCAGGACTTGGGTTATTATTTTGCTGAAAGGGTATGGTCTGACAACATTTTTATTCCGAGGGAACTATGATTAAGAGAGGCTCTGAGGAATTCAAAGGTTACAACCAACCCAAGAGAACACCGAATCATCCGACCAAAAGCCATGCTGTGCTGGCAAAAGAAGGTGAAAAAACAAAACTGATCAGATTTGGTCAGCAAGGTGTGTCTGGTAGTCCTCCGAAAAAGGGTGAGAGCGAAGCAGACAAAGCAAGACGAAAGTCATTCAAGGCTAGACACGCAGAGAACATCGCAAAAGGAAAAATGTCAGCAGCGTTTTGGGCTGACAAGGTGAAGTGGTAAGAAAACAACAAAGCAACGAGCCGAAAGGAATTGCTGTGGAAAGAAAACTAGAGTGGCGACAAGTCACGGACTTGATACCCTATGCGAATAACTCGAGGACGCATAGTGACGAGCAGGTCGCCCAAATAGCTGCTTCTATCAAAGAATTTGGCTGGACTAATCCGATCCTAGTGGACGGAGAAAACGGCATCATAGCGGGTCATGGAAGGCTTTTAGCGGCTAGAAAACTTGGTCATACCCAAGTGCCTGTGATCGAATTAACAGGCTTAACAGACCTTCAAAAGAAAGCGTATGTCATTGCTGACAACAAACTAGCACTTAACGCTGGTTGGGACAATGACCTGTTGACGCTAGAAATCAAAGAGTTAACAGACGAAGGTTTTGACACTTCATTGCTTGGTTTTGACGCTGATGAACTTGATGCGCTTCTTGAGCCTGAACAAATCGAAGGCTTAACAGATGAGGACGCAGTTCCTGAAGTTCCAGAAGAGCCTAAGACTAAACTAGGTGACATTTACCAGTTGGGCAACCATCGGCTAATGTGTGGCGACAGCACCAGCATTGATGCTGTTGATAAGTTGATGCAAGGTAAAAAAGCCGATATGGTGTTTACTGATCCTCCTTATGGGGTTGAATACCAATCAAACATGAGAACGAAATCTCAAAAGTTTGATGTTCTGGCAAATGATGACCAATTTTTAGACATAGCACCTATTCTGGAGTTATTTTCTAAAGGATGGATGTTTATATGGACAAGTTGGAAAGTTCAAGTTAAGTGGATTGATCAACTCAATGCTTTTGGTTATCCGTCAAACATAGTTATTTGGCATAAGCCAGGCGGTGGAATTAGAGATCTTAAAAAGACATTCTCAAGCGATTATGAAGTTGCTTTAGTTTGGCATCGTGGTGCTGAATTAGAAGGAAAACGAATTGGCTCTGTCTGGAAAATAAGTAAAGATAGTTCAATGAAATATATGCATCCAACGCAAAAGCCTGTTGCATTGGCTGAAGAGGCATTAGACAAAACCACAAAAACAAAGGCAATAGTTATGGATTTGTTTGGTGGATCTGGAAGCACCTTGATTGCCTGTGAGAAACTTAACAGACACGCACGATTGATGGAACTTGACCCAAAGTATTGCGATGTAATCGTAAAGCGATGGGAAGACTTCACAGGCAAAAAGGCAGAGTTAGTAAACACTAACGAAACAGTTGCGGAGATATAAAATGAGAGGCTCTAAACATCAGGTTACTGACGAGAACAGAAAGATTGCGAGGACACTTGCTGCGGTGGGTGTTCCGTTTGAAGATATTGCGTTGAAGTTAGAAATCAGCGCAGACACATTGGTGCGCCACTACAAGCCTGAACTTGATGCTGGACGGATTGACGCTAACGCAAGCATCGCTCAGACGCTGTTTCAACAGGCTAAGAATGGCAACACGGCTGCTGCTATCTTCTGGCTCAAGACTAGAGCACGATGGAAAGAAACGCACCAGGTCGAGCATTCTGGCGTTGATGGTGAGCCGATTCAGGTCAAATGGGCGCAATAATCATCCCCTATACGCCTAGAGAACAACAAAAGGCGATCCACTCTCTAGTTGATGAACATCGTTTTGCGGTAGTTGTGGCTCATCGAAGGATGGGGAAAACTGTTTCTGCGATCAATCATTTAATCAAGGCAGCCATCCTAAACACAAAAGAAGCTCCAAGATACGCCTATATTGCCCCGACTTATGGACAGGCTAAGAGGGTTGCATGGGACTACCTTCAAAAGTTCACGATGCCTTTGAATGGCACAAGTAACATTTCCGAGTTAAGGGTAGACTTTTGGGGTCGTAGAATTCAGTTGTATGGAAGCGACAACCCTGATTCACTCCGAGGTCAGTATTTTGATGGAGTGGTTTTAGATGAAATCGGCGACCAAAACCCAAAAATCTGGACAGACATTATTCGACCAGCACTATCGGACAGACTTGGTTGGTGCTTATTTATCGGCACTCCTAAAGGAAGAAATCATTTTAAAGAACTTAGGGATCGAGCCGAAGAAGAACCAAATTGGGGATTGCTCGAGTTCAAAGCCTCACAAACTAGCATCATTTCAGAAGAAGAACTGAAAGCAGCACTCGCTGAGATGGGCGAGGACAAATACAACCAAGAATTTGAGTGCAACTTTAACGCTGCGATTGAGGGTGCTTACTACGGACAGATTCTTAACAAACTTGAACTAGACAACCATATCCAAGATATTCCTTGGGATGATCTTTGCCAAACATTTACGGCTTGGGACTTAGGGATGGGCGATTCAACGGCTATATGGGTTGTTCAGACTGTTGGCAAAGAAGTCCGAATCATGGACTACCACGAGAATCATGGGGTTGGACTAGATCACTATGTTAAGTGGATCAAGGACAACAACTATCACACTGCTGAACACATCTTGCCGCATGACGTTCAAGTTAGAGAACTTGGATCAGGACGAAGCCGTTTAGAGGTTTTACAAGAGGCAGGGCTGAATGTTAAGATAGCCCCAAGAATGTCTGTTGACGATGGGATTCAAGCGGTTCGTAGGCTTTTGCCAAGATGTTACTTTGACCCGAAAGTTAAGCAAGGTCTGGACTGCTTGA